CTGGTCGATGTTGCGACCGATGGTGAGCCAGTAGGTGTGCTCAGTCATCGTAGCCACCATCGAAGGTGATGCCGTTGGCGGCAAGGTAGTTGGCGGCCGTGCTCTGGCCGTAGGTCTGGCCATCGTCGTAGGCGAGTGAGAACGCTCGGGCCCGCTCTTGCTGGCGCAGGTAGTCGATGTCTCGGCCTTCCTGGTCGATGGTCTCTGTGGTCCTGGTCATAGGTTCCTCTCTGGCAATGGTCGGTCCGTTGCTCTGGTGTGAGTATCGGGCGGTCGGGGCCGAAGGTCAAGAGGACAAATCGGACATATGGATATTGTTTCGGTTGGCCAGGCTGGCACAGGGTAGGTCGGTCGATGGTGTGAGTGTTAGGTATGGTTGACAGTGTGCGTTGCGTTGCGTTGAGAGTGTGAAGGTTGGGCGTGGTGTGCGTCGGGTGGGGGTACACCCTTTGCCACCTACCCGGGTATAGACAGCAAATGCCTCCAACTTCACTCACGGCTCAGAATATAGGTCAGCCATGTGCTATACTCTTCCATGCCTTCTCTTACCGCCCCGTGCTCCGAGTGCTCCACTCCAATCCACCGCCTGCTCGCCCAGATGGCACCAGACACACGGTGCCGCAGCCACCACCCGTGCGCCCAGTGTGGCGCCGCAACGTTCACGGGCGCCAAGTATTGCTCCGAGTCGTGCAGTGTCAGAGCGAAGAAAGAACGCCAACGCCACCCGTGCGCTCACTGCGGCCAGCCCACGAACCGGGGCTCGAAGTGGTGCAGTTCGATCTGCCTGCGAGAGCACAACGAAGAGAAGTGGAACGCTGAGCCACACCCATGCCCATCCTGCCGGCGCCAGATCCCGTACGCAAAGCGCACCAACAAGTTCTGCTCCCCGGCCTGCCAACACAAGGAATCGGCCCGCAAGTGGGAAGGGCACGAGAGCCGGTGGGTGGATGCCTACGGCTACGTCCATATCAAGGGGAAGCGCACGGGCGGCAAGCGCAAGGCAGAGCACCGCCTGGTGATGGAGCAGCACCTGGGCCGCCCACTCCTGTCCCATGAGAACGTCCACCACATGAACGGCCAGCGGGACGACAACCGTCTGGAGAACCTGGAGCTGTGGTCATCATCGCAGCCACCCGGCCAGCGAGTGGCTGACAAGGTGGCGTGGGCCAAGGAAATCCTGGCGCTCTGGGACTAACCTGTGCATTCACTCTGCGTGCTACACTGGTGGCCTCATGGCTATCTGTCCCTTCGCAGAACAGCGCCTCCTCCCGGAGAACCGCACCCAACCAGCCGCCGCCCAGCGCCTGTTCATCGCCCACAGCATCGTGGGCTCGGCCACCAGCGCCTACGGCTACTTCCTGCGCTCCACGAACCTGGAGTCGCACTTCATCATCACCAAAGAGGGCGCCATCTGGCAGCTCATCGACACGGCCCGGACCGCCGACGCCAACTACCGGGCCAACAGCTTCGCCATCAGCGTGGAGACCGAGGACAACGGCGACCCGAACAACGACCCGTGGACCGAGGCCCAAATCTACTCCCTGGTGCGGCTGGGTGTGTGGGCTCGCCAGGCCCACCCCGCCATCGCCAACATCCCGGCCAACGCCTGGGACGGCACGGGCTACGGCTACCACGCCCAGTTCCCCGAGTGGTCGCTGTACCGCAAGACCTGCCCGGGCATCGTCCGGGTCAGGCAGTGGAAGGAGCGGGTGCTGCCGGCCATCATCAAGGCCAACCCCGCCCCGGCCCCCGCCCCGGCCCCCGTTCTCTCTCCCATCACAGGCTCAGGAAAGGCTCCCATCGTGTCCACCACCGCCCCTCGCCCCGGCAACCCGACCATCGTCTGGTACTCCAAGCAGAACCCGGTGACCCGCAAGGTCACCAGCCACGCCTACTGCGTGCGGGACAGCGGCCTGGCCAAGTGGCTCACGCCCAAGGCGCTCGACATCCTGCGGGCCGGCCAGATCCCCGAGAGCACGACGGTGTACGGGCCCGAGTGGCAGCAGAACATGGTCATCGTCGACGGTCCCTGCAAGAACGTCTGACCATGACCCGCTACGACCGCTTCCCCGCCGGTCCGGTCGAGCCCTCCCACGAGGAACGCCAGCGCATGGCGAACCCCAAGGTCAGCGTGGTGATCGTCGACAAGCTCGGCGACTACCAGGACTGGGCCCGGCGCAACCCGGACAAGGACGCCATCCCGTACGTGGTGGGCCAGCGCCTGCCCAACATGCAGTTCGACCGCCTGTACTTCGCCCGGGAAGTCCACCCGCTGATCGAGTGGGTGGCGGTCGAGCTGGGCTCCCGCATCAAGGACGACGGTGGCAAGGTGTCCTTCGAGAAGTGGCCGGCCTCGACATGAAGCGTCCCCAGAGCGTGAGCCTTGGTGCGCACACGCACCGCATCAACTGGCCTTCGAAGCTGATCTCCAAGAAGCGGCTGATGGGCCACGCCCTTCGGATGCACGACATCATCGAGGTGTCGACGCACCCGGGGTTCACCCAGCAGCAGCAGACCCTGATCCACGAGATCCTGCACATGGCGTTCTACAACACGCCCGTCCATCACTTCGCCGGCTGGAGCGATGACGTGGAGGAAGCGATCATCTCGGCCCTGGAGGGCCCGCTGCTGGAGTTGATGCAGCGCCCCGAGAACAAGCCGGTCCGGCGCTGGCTGAGCGTGGTACACTGACGATCATGGCTAGACTCCGTACTCTCTGCCCCGGCGAGTTCATCAACCTGGGCGAGACAGCCCTGACCGCAGATGCCTACTCGGACGAGGTTCGCCTCACCTCGGACGGCTCGACCGCTCCGACGCTGCTGCTGGCTCGCCTCCAGGGCGACAACGTGACGGGGGCCGGTGACGAGATCCAGACCCTGACGGTCGGCGGCTCGGGCCTGACCTCGTTCACGATCACCTGGGAGGGCCAGACCACCGGCTCGCTAGATGCTGATGCCAGCGCCGCTGAGGTGCAGGCCGCTCTCGAAGCCCTGTCCAACATCGGCCCGGGCGAGGCTCTGGTGACCGGCGACGACGGCGGGCCCTGGACCGTCCAGTTCACGGGCGCCCTGGGCGACCAGAACCAGGACGCCATGACCACGACCCCGACCGGCGGCACTGGCGTGGTCACCGTGGCCACGGTCACCGGCGGCGGCACTGGCACGCTCGACGTGATCATCGAGGGCTCGTTCGACCAGGCGAGCTGGTGGACGCTCGCCACCTTTACCCAGGCCACCACGACCGCCGTGGCCGAGAACGAGGTCGCCGGCCCCGCCGTGCTCCCGCCCTTCATCCGGGGCAGCTTCAACGTGGGCGGCACGAACCCGTCGTACACGTTCGACCTGTTCGTCGGACTGGCGTGATCGCCCACCTGGCCAGCTCGCTCGTGGCGCTCGCCATCATCGTCGGCGCCTGCTTCATCTTCGGCAAGGTCTACGACGAGACCTGATACACAGCCGCCATCGACTACCTGTCGTCTGGTACACTGCTTCTGGCTTCTTAGTTCGTCCGTTCTACTCCAACGAGGTACCTGTGGCCCTGACCATCACTCCAGTCTCGCAGCATGTCGCCGGCGACCGCAAGGTCGTCACGGTCGACGCTGTGTGGGACAGCTCGGCCACGGCCGGCGGCGAGGCCATCACCGCCTCCGACGTGGGCCTCTCGGTCATCGAGAGCATCGCCCCGTCGATCGCCCGTGACCCCGACACGGTGGACAACGCCGTGCTCGTCGGCTACCTGCCGACCGACGACATCTCTGGCACGCTGATGCCGTTCTACGGCGACTACAGCAACGCCTCGGACGGCCCATTCATCGAGGCCGCCACCGTCGACCTGTCGGCGTACACCAGTCGCCTGGTGATCGTCGGCTACTGACCTGCCTGTTTGTTTAGTAGGGGAGGGCCCGAATCGTCCGGTGGAACTGGAAGGTGCCGAGCATAATCTGGCTGCGTGGCGCTGCGTAGTTGGTGGTAAGGTCACCCGTAAGGGAAAGTTGGACAGTGGTGAGGGTCTGTAACTGAACTTCTTAGCAGGCGGTCTTGGGCCGGGGGAAGGGTCATCGGACGCACTTTGCCGGTGATTCAACCCCCGGCTCTTGACATTGTAGACTAGGACCACGATGACTGCCGCAGAGAACAATGAACTGGCCATCACTCTGACGGCGGGCAACGTCGAGGTCAGCCAAGGCATCCGTGACACGCACCGGGGCGTCAAGCTCGGCGTGGATAACGAGCCCTTCTGGCGAATCTGGCTGACGCCGCAAGGCGACATCCTGGTGGGCGACGGCATGTCGCCACCGGTGGCACTCGCCATCGAGGGCGCCACGACCACCGTGCTGACGCAGGCCGAGTACGATGCTCTCTCGCCGCCCGAGGCAGAGATGATCTACGTCACCTCGGACACGCTGGTGATCTACCTGGGCTCAGACCTCGTGTCGTCCGGCGGCGGCGGTGGCACTGGGCTGCTCGTCGAGTACCGGGCCTCCACGACCGTTGGTGGCACGCCGGCGGAAGGGTACGTGCGCTGGGACAACGCCACGCCCGACAGCGCCACCGAGCTGTACGTCAGTCACCTGTCGAACGACGACGTGGACCTCGACAACATCTTCGCCCTGTTCGAGATCGGCGACAAGATCCTGGTGCAAGACCGGGACGACTCGGAGGTGTGGCAGCTCTGGGAGGTTGACGACACACCGAGCGGCTCGCACGCCGCCACGTTCTGGACGTTCCCAGTCACGCTGCTCGACAGCAACGGCGACACCGACTTCCCGAACAACCACCCGATCGTGCTGGCGTTCCGCCCTGCCTCTGCTGGCAGCGGAACCCCGCCCCGCATCACACCGCTGGATGTCACGGGCTCCAGGGATCTCGCACTCACCGACGAGCGCCGGCTCCTGATCCCCGACGATGAGCTGTACGAGTACGCTCTGCGGCTCGACTCGGTGATCGAGTTCGCACTGGGTGCGGAAATCTGGTTCTACGGTGGCCAGAGCAACACGATCAACGCCGACACGGGCGTTCTTCTGTTCAATGACGTGACCGGCGGCGATGGCGCCACGCTCACACTCGACCCCGGAGTGATCTACCAGCTCATCAAGATCGCTGCCGACCAGTGGTACCTCGTGTCGCACGAAACGCCCGAGGCCCCCATCGTCCCCCAGGGCACCACGAGCATCACCGTGGATTACGCCGATCCCTACGAGCCAGAGATATACGCCAACTTCGGCACGACAGCGGGGCTGGTCGCCGAGGGCAACGACTCCCGCTTCACCGACGCCCGCACCCCGACAGGCTCGGCCGGCGGCGTCCTGTCCGGCACGTACCCGAACCCGGGCTACGCCAGCGGCACCCACGGCTACACGACCGCCGAGCAGACCAAGGTCGGCCACATCTCCGTGACCCAGGCCGTGGACCTCGACGCCATCGAGACCCGGGTCAACGCCCTCGACGCCGCCGTGGTGCTCAAGGGCTCCTGGGACGCCTCGGCCGGGACGTTCCCGGGCGGCGGCACGGCCCAGGCCGGCGACTCCTACATCGTGTCCGTGGCTGGCACGGTCGACAGCATCGCCTTCTCGGTCAACGACCGCATCGTCGCCATCACCGACAACGCCTCGACCTCGACGTACGCCTCTAACTGGCTCAAGCTCGACTACACCGATGCGGTGCTGTCGGTCGACGGCCAGACCGGCGCCGTCAGCCTCTCGTCTATCTACCAGCCGCTCGACGCCGATCTCACGGCGCTCGCCGGGGCCGGCAACAGCTCCGTGCTCGCTGCCACGACAGCCTCGTTCCTGACCGCAGACGAGACCAAGCTCGACGGCATCGAGCCCGCCGCCGACGTGACAGACGCTACGAACGTGGCCGCTGCCGGCGCAGTGATGAACACCGGCGATCAGAACGTCGCTGGCGTCAAGACGTTCACGACTGCGGACTCCCCTGTGGTGCAGGACGAGCCGTACGGATCTGGGTGGAACGGTGACATGAGCGTCCCCACCAAGAACGCCATCTACGACAAGATCGAGACCCTGAGCCCCGGATCAGGTACACTCAACCTCGCAACCCTCTACGCACTGACTGGATGACCTGTGGCTGACTCCTTCCAACTTCTCTCTGGCTCGACGCAGGGCAAGGGCATCAAGGTCACTGGCACGGCCACAGGTTCATCCGTGACGATCCACACAGCCGTGTCCGGCACGACCGACATCGACCTCGTGACGCTCTGGGCCCAGAACAACGACGCTGACGCCGAGACCCGGGTGCTCACCATCGAGTGGGGCGGCACGGCCGACCCCGACAACCTCATCATCCTGTCCGTTCCCTGCAAGGCTGGCCCCGTGATGATCTGCGACCGGATGCCACTCCACAACGGGCTGGTCATCAAGGCGTGGGCGGACGAGGCCAACGACGTGCAGATCTACGGACTGGTTACCAGGCTGGACTACTGATGAGCAGGCTCTGGCTTCCGCCCGGCCTCACGCTCAACAAGGGCCAGTCGCTCCTCAAGACCGGGCTGGAGAACCGTCCCAAGTTCGCTGGCGGCACCGAGTCCGCCTCGGCCGGCTATCGCTACCACGCCTTTACGGCGGGCGGCACGATCACCATGGTTCGCCCAGGTCTTGTCGATATCCTCCTTGTCGGGGCGGGCGGCACAGGCGCACGCCACTCGTCCGCTGGGGCTAGCGGAGGTGGCGCTGGCGGCGTCATGTCTCTCCTGAACGTGTACCTGAACGCAACCGGCACGATCGTGATTGGCACTGCCACAGGAGGTTCGATCACTGACGCCACTCGGGGGGCGGATGGTGGCAGCACGTTCATCACCTGGGGCACTCACTGCCTGATTGCTGGTGGTGGCGGTGGCGGCGTCGCTGGGCAGTTGGCGACGGACCAAGACATGCTCAACAAGGTGGGCTCGGGAGCAGGAGCGTACGGAGGCACCACGGCCCAGGGTAACACCGCTGGGACGACCGTGCTCAGCGGACTCACTACTGTCGGGATCTACGCCAACAACGGCGGGACATCGTTCCCTTCTGGCACATCAGCCAACCGAGCCGGCGGGGGCGGGGGCGGCGCTGGCGCTGCCGGGTCCAATGCTTCGTCCGCTGTCGGAGGCGCTGGTGGCGCAGGCATCGACCTGTCTGCAATCTGGGGGACCACCTGGGGTGTGTCCGGCGTGTTCGGTGGTGGCGGTGGCGGTGGCGCCAACGGTGGCACGTACGGTGCTGGCGGCTCCGGTGGCGGTGGCGCAGCCTCGTCCACGACCGGCACGGCTGGCACGGCTAACACAGGTGGCGGTGGTGGTGCTGGTGACAGTGGCGTGGGCGGCACTGGCGGCTCTGGTCTCCTCGTCGTGAGGTACCGGGACCCGTCGATCTGATGACCTTCGAGATCATCCCCGACGAGCTGCTCGCCCTGGCGACCCTGGACGAGCGGAAGGCGTACGCCCGTGCGCTCCAGCTCCACATGGCCAAGCAGAGCCCGCTCGACTACGCCCGGGCGCTCAAGCCCAAGGCCCAGCCATTCCGCCACTCGGTGTTCGTGTCGGACGTGATCGCCAACATGGAGCCCGAGGAGAAGGTCATCATCCTCATGCCGCCCCGTGTTGGCAAGTCCTACCTGATCTCCGAGTCCGTGCCGGGCTGGGTCCACGCCAACGACCCCGATGCCCACATCATCCACGCCACCTACGCCTACGACTTCACGGTGCGGAAGTTCGGCCGTCCGAACCGGCTGCTCATGCAGCAGGCGTTCAAGATGGGGATTGGCCCGAAGCTCGACAACAGCGCCCGGGCCAGCGACTTCTACGCCATCAGCCCACAGAACGGTGAGGGCGACTACACCGCCACGGGCGTGGGCGGCCAGATCACCGGCCTGCCGGCCAACTGGCTGCTGCTCGACGACCTCATCAAGAACCGTGAGGAGGCGCAGTCCGAGCTGATCCGCAACAAGACCTGGGACTGGCTGGTCGAGGACGCCCTATCCCGCCTGGAGCCGGGCGGCCGGGCCATCATGCTCGGGACGCCACGCCACGAGGACGACGTGCTGGCCAGGGCCGTGGAGTCAGGCGAGTGGAAGATGGTACGCCTGCCGGCGCTCGCCGAGGACGACGATCCCCTCGGTCGAGCGGTAGGTGAAGCACTCTGCCCAGCGAGGTACGACGAGGCCGCCTACGAGGTGATCCGCAAGCGCAGCCCCTCGACGTTCGCCGCCCTGTACCAGTGCCGGCCCCGGCCGGCGGACGGCGACTTCTTCAAGAAGGCCAACTTCAAGTACATCAAAGCCGAGAAGATCCCACAGAAGGGGCGGAGATTCGCTATGGTGGACCTGGCCCACTCGCTCAAGCAGCGGGCGGACTACTCGGTCATCATGTGCTTCTTCGCCACAAAGCCCCCACACCCGAAGCTCTACGTGACCAACGTGTTCCGGGACAAGGTGGACTCGGGTGACCACATCGAGTGGTTCGATCGGTGCATGGACTCCCTCGACCCGTCCGAGCGCCCTCGCTGGGCCGGCGTCGAGGACAAGACGTACGGCTCGACCATGCTCTCCTCGGCCCGCAAGCTCGGGCGGCGTGGCAAGGTCCTGCTCACGCCCGTGTCCCGGAAGGGGAACGAGGACAAGGGCACCCGGGCCGAGACCGCTGCCGCCCTCATGTCGCAGGGCCAGATCGTGTTCGTCGAGGACGCTCCCTGGCTCGACGACCTTGAGGACGAGCTGCTCGCCTTCGACAACGGCAAGCACGACGATCAGGTCGACACCCTGGCAGACGGCGCCAACGAGTTCGCCGGCGGCCCGCAGCACAAGGCCAAGCTCCCCCAGGAGCCCAAGACGTACGGCGAGCGGGTTGCAGAGCATATGAAGCGGAAGTTCCTGGGGCCGAAGGAGCCGGCACTCGCCGAGATCCTCTGACGTTCGTGTAGACTGTAGCATCCTCTGTCTGAAAGGTCTCTCCCCTCATGGTCAAGCCCATCACCAACTTCGCCCCCAACGTGCAGTGGGCAGGCCACGGATCCGGCTGCGTCCTCTGCGGGCGCAACGTGTCAAAGGAAGGCATGAAGCAGGATGGTCTCGTCGGGGTCGACCTTGAGGCCGAGCTGGACCTGCCTGACACCGACGCCGTGGACGGCGCTCTCGGGCTGTGCTGGGACTGCGCTGTGCAGGTCGGCCGGGCCGTGAACATGGAGCGCAAGGCCGTGGCGGACGAGCGGCTGGCCGAGGCCGATGCGCTGGAGGCCGCCGCCGTGGCCATCCTCGACGAAGCCAAGCAGGCTTCCGCCCAGGCCAGGCTCGACAAGGACACCGTGGTGCGCCTGCTCGGCGTGGACGAGAGCGTCCCGGCGTGAGCGATGTCGCCATCCTGACCGTGTTCGCCGCCACTGCCATCCTGGTGCTGGCGAGCGTGATCGGTGCGCTCCTCCGCACCGTGCGCCACCTGACGAACGCCATCATCGCCAACGACGCCCACGAGCTTCGGATGCTCGAAGCCGTGCCGCCCAAGCCCGCCCTCAACATCCCCTTCGTCCGCAACAAGCCGGCCCCGTACCCCGACGAGGACGACGACGATCTAGTGCCTCTCGGTCTGGGAGGCTGAGGACTAAATGGCCAAGAAGGAAGAGAAGCACCACATTCAGGAGCTGTACGAGAAGGGTCTCCGGGCCCAGCGTCGTGCATCCCACGAATACTGGCTGAACACTGCTTTCCTCCGTGGCAACCAGTGGGTCCACTTCAACGCCCGCTCCCGCCGGCTCGAAGCCGTGCCCCGCACCCGCAGCGGCCGGCGAGTCTGCGCCACGATCAACCGGCTGTGGCCCGGCTCCCGGACGATCATCTCCAAGCTCGTCCAGCGCCCGCTCGTGTTCGAGGTGCAGCCCAACAGCGCCGACGACACCGCCATCGAGGGCGCCAAGATCGGCGACTCCATCCTGTCCGCCGTCAAGGAGGAGCACCGGTGGGAGGAGCTGCGAGAGAGCACTGCCTGGGCAGCCTGGAAGGGCGGCACGGCCGCCATCTGCGTGGACTGGGACCCGAACCGTGGCAAGCCCACGGCCCTGGCCGACGACGGGCGCAAGCTGCCGTCCGGCGACACTCGGGAGACCGCCCTGTCCGTGGCCGAGATGGTGTTCGAGCCTGGCGCCCCGATCGCTGAGGAGGGCCGTTACTGGATCAAGGCACAGGCGCTCCCGCCCAAGGCGGTGCAGGCCCAGTGGGGGCTCAGCGAAGAGCCGCCCGCCTCGGCGACCGCCGGCCTGTCGTCCCTGGAGCGCAACCTGCTCTCGGGCGCCACCGCCTCGACCAGCCCTGGCGAGCCCCAGGCCGACACCCCGCTCACCCTCGTGCTCACCTACTACGAACGCCCCAACCCGCTCTGCAAGGACGGCCGGGTCGAGGTCGTCGTCGACAACAAGACAGTGTGGGGCCCGAAGCCCTGGCCGTTCCCGTTCGTGGACTACCTCAACGTGGTCACGATGCGAGAGACCATGATCGAGAACACCTGGATGGGCGAGACCGCCCTGTCCGCTGCCCGCCCGATCCAGGCGGCCGTGAACCGGGCGTGGTCCAACATCCTGGAGCATATCGACACGGTGGGCGCTGCCAAGCTCATGCGTCCGCAGTCGAGCATCGAGCTGCAGGAGCAGTACACCGACATCATCGGCGAGCAGGTCCCGTTCATGGACGGGCAGTCCGAGCCCAAGTACCTCCAGCCGCCCCAGCTCCCGTCCTGGATCCAGAACAGCCCGCAGGAGCTGATCGTCCAGATCGACGACATCCTGGGCGTCCACGACGTGAGCCGTGGTTCGGCGCCGGCCAACATCGAGTCGGGCTACGGTCTGGCCGTGCTCGCCGAGCAGGACGCCACGCCCATCGGCAAGCTCAACGCCTCCACGGCCCGCATGTTCAGCCGGCTCGGCAGCATGGTCCTCAAGCTCTACGAGTCCGAGGTCAAGGAGACCCGCACAGCGGTCGTCCAGGTCCCCGGCCAGCCACCGGACACCGTGCCGTGGACGGGCAAGACCATCGCCGGCCAGACCACGGCCAGGGTCCCCCAGGAGCTGATCGCTCCCCGCTCGCACGCTGCGCTCATGCAGACCGCCGACAAGTTCCTGGAGATGGGCGTCATCCAGTCCGTCGAGGAGTACACCCGGCTGGCCGAGATGCCCAACGAGCGCTCGCTCGTGGCCGCCATCCGGCCCGACGTGGCCCGTGCTCGCCGGGAGAACGTGTCGATGGCCCAGGGCAAGGTGCGCTTCCCCGAGGAGTGGGATGACCACGCCATCCACATCGCCGAGCTGGACGCCTACCGCAAGACGGAGCGCTACGAGGCCCTGGAACCCGAGGTCAAGGAGATCTTCGCCGCCCACTACCAGGCCCACAAGACGCTCATGGCCGAGGCCGCTGCCAAGCAGCAGAGCGCCATGAACGTGGGTGGGCCGCCGGCGGCCGCCGCCGAGGCCCTGGGTGGCCCCGACGTGCCGCTCATGCCGGTCGACCCGAACGCCCCGCCCCCGATCGACGAGCAGACGATCATCGACCAGCTCAGTGGCAACGTCGAGGCCGCCAACCTGAACGCTGACGCCAAGGCCCAGGCCGAGGGCGCCGCCGTCGATCAGCAGGAGGCCGAGAAGGAGGCCATCCTCCAGCTCATGGCCGTGGCCGAGGGCCGGCCGTAGACCCATTGAGTGGTACACTAAAGAACACCAAATCCCCATCGGGTAGATCCCAAGGAGCAAGATAATGAGCGAAGTCACCGAATTCGCCCCGGCGTCCGAAGCCCCCGCTGCCGAGGCCCCGCCGGCCGGCGCACCTGCCGCTGAGGCGCCGCCCGCCACCGGTGAGCCGCCCGCCGCCGCCACCGAGAGCGAGGCCGGCGCCCAGGCCCACGGCTTCGCCTCGCTCGATGACGCCGTGGCCGAGGTCCGCAAGGTGCGTGAGGAGGCCGCCAACCGGCGAGTCGCTCTCAAGCCCTACGAGGAAGCGTTCTCGGGCTTCGATGACGAGTCCCGGGGCGTGTACCTGGAGCTGGCCAAGCAGATCGCCTCCGGTGACCCCGAGCTGCAGAAGGCCGCCGCCGCCCGCTTCCGTGAGATCGCCGAGCGCATCGACGGTTCCGAGGTGAGCACCAAGCCAACGGGCGAGCCCGACCCCAAGCAGAAGCCGCTCACCATCGCTGAGTGGGAGTCCCTGCAGGCCCAGGCTCAGCAGGAGGCCGAGATCCAGGCGGGCATCAAGCAGATCGAGTCGGACGCTGCGGCGGCCGGCATCGACCTCTACAACAGCCCGACCGGCGCCGCCTACCTGTGGGCGCTCCAGCAGCCTGACGTGGCCGGCGACCACGAGAAGGCGCTGGAGCTGGTTGAGAAGGAGCGCCAGGCTGCCGTGGACGCCTACGCCAAGAAGGTGGCCGAGGGAGCGGAGAAGTGGCCGTCCGTGGCCCCGTCCGCCGCTGTCGCCGGCGACGAGGCGCCCCCGCCCGCCAACTGGAAGGACGCCGCCAAGCGCACCCAGGCGTTCATCAAGGCCAGGGCGGGCCAGGTCACCGAGTGACACTGCTGGCGCCCTCGTATGGTACACTGACAGCAAGAGGCGCAAAGGGCTGGCCCCGTTGCTCTCCAAGACGCTTGATGCGGCTGACCTGAACACCACCCCGAGCCCGACCGGGCAGGGGACGCACACTACCAGAAGGAAACCGCATCATCATGGGGCTTGACCTCTCCACCGCTGCTGACGCCCTCAAGGAGTTCTACCTCCCTGTCGTCCGTGAGCAGCTCACCAACAACAACGAGTACCTGGCCCAGATCGAGACTTCTTCCGAGAGCGTCGAGGGTCTGGAGACCGTGCTGTCGCTGCACGTCAGCCGCAACCAGGGCATCGGCGCCCGAGCAGAGCTTGGTGCCCTGCCCACCGCCGGCAGCCAGGGCTACAAGAAGCAGCGTGTCGACCTGACCTACCAGTACGGCGTGATCCAGGTCTCCGGGCCTGTCATCAAGGCCGCTGCGTCGGACAAGGGCGGCTGGATCCGGGCCGTCGAGTCCGAGACCAAGGGCGTGGTCGCTGACGAGAAGCGTGACGAAGAGCGCCAGCTCCTCGGCACCTCGAACGGCGTCATCGCCACCTGTGGCACCACGTCGGCGTCCACCACGGTCGTCACCTCGGCGACCAAGACGCAGCTCCGTCACCTCCAGGTCGGCATGCTCATCGACATCGGCACGCTGGCTTCCCCGACCACGATCGCTTCCAGCCGGACGATCGAGGCCGTGGACCTCAGCAACGGCGAGGTCGAGATCAGCGGTGCGGCGGTCACCACGACCTCCTCGCACTTCATCTTCCGGGCCGGCAACGGCGGCGACGTGGCGAACAGCAACAAGAAGGAGTTCACCGGTCTCCAGACCATCGTGGATTCCGCTGGTTCGCTGTTCGGCGTGGACCCGGCGAGCTACCCGGTCTGGTCCTCGTACGAGGATGACGCTTCTGGCGCTGCCATCAGCGACACCCTCATCGAAGAGCTGATCGACGAGGTGGACATCGTGTCGCCCTCCGGGGCGCCCACGTGGGGCATCGCCGACCACGGGCAGGTCCGCAAGCTTGCGGCCAGCCTCAAGTCGCAGAAGCGGTTCGCCAACACCGTGGCTCTCAAGGGCGGCTTCACCGCTCTGGAGGTCTCCACGGCGAGCGGCACGATCAACGTGTCGGCGCTCCGTGACTGCCCCGTCGAGACCTTCTTCGGTCTCAACCCCGATCACCTCGGTCTCCACGAGGCGAGCGAGTGGGACTTCATGGACCTGGACGGCGCCGTGCTGAGCCGTGTTGCAGGGTACGACGCCTACGGCGCCACCCTGTACCACTACGCCGAGCACGTCACCGACGTTCGGAACGCCCACGGCAAGATCACGGGCCTGGCTGCGGCCTGATCCCGTACAAAGGTGTAGAGGTGGGGCCACCCTTCGGGGGGATGGTGGCCCCGCCTCTACGCATTCCCCTGAAAGGCCCATGATGGCTACTCGCAACAAGGGTGACGTTCAAGCACAAGGCGCCCGCTGGTACGCAAAGAACAAGGATCGAATCAGCCTCAAGGCTGAGGAACGCAGACTCCGCATCGCCGGCAGGCCACGGCCTGCATCCTGTGAAATCTGTGGCGACGAGGACGAGTTCTTGGTGCTTGACCACGACCATCAGTGCTGCCCGAGGGCCTGCGCTGAGTGCGTTCGTGGATGGATCTGCCAGCCATGCAACAAATCGCTCGGGTTCGCTCGTGACGACCCTGATAGACTGATTTCGATGGTAACGTACCTCTTGGGAAGGAAGCAGTCTGTTGGCACTTGACCAACCCCGCACCCTGCCCTCTGGCTTCCGCACCTTCCTCCCCGGGGAGGTTGCTGATTTCGTGGATGCGATGGAGCGGCTCGACGACCGACTCTGCCTGGCACAGCGTCAGGCTGACCACCCGCTCGGCCCTGGCTGGTCGATCTTCCGCAACCCGGAGGACGGCTCTCCTCCCGTCCCGATCGCTCACGGGCGCCCTGGCGCCAGGCTCGGGCCAGGCGTCCTCCAACGCCTCGCCGAGAACGACTCTCGCCGGCACGGCAACCTCGCCGACAAGATCATCAAGGCCAACGAGAAGCGGGTGGCCGACGTGAACGCCAAGGCCGAAGAGGACAAGATGGTAGCCTACGACAAGATGCTCTCCAAGGCTTGGCGAGGGCATGTCCCGAGTAACGTCGATGACCTCGACATCGGCCGATGAGGGCAGCCCAGACAGGGCCATTGCTCTCGCTGTATACTTGATAGAGCACCAGCCAGCAGAAGCGGACATCGGACGATGAGCAAGACGGTCAGCGACTACCTCGGAGAGATCCGGCTCGCCCTGGGCGCCAAGAGCGATGACACGTCCCTCTTCCCGGGCGAGCACACCCTCTGGGCGCTCAACGCTGGCCTGCGCCAGATCACCACCGAGCGGGAGTGGCCCTGGCTCTTCACGTTCGATGCTGACAACACCTCAACCACGGCCGGCGACGACGTGCTGGCGCTCCCCGCCGATCACGTCCGCACGGTCTACCTGACCATCAACGACAACGACCTGGAGCCGGCGTCGGCCCGGGAGCTGGCCCAGTACCGCCAGGACAGCGACGGCTACCCCGAGCTGTACGCCATCGAGGGCAACAACATCCGGCTCAGCCCGCCCCCGACCGGCGGCCTGACCATCGAGCACGCCTACTTCTGCTCCGAGCCGCTGCTCGCCACGCAGCAGACCATCGAGGAGGGCGGGAGCGGCCTGACCTCGTTCACGCTCACGTTCAACGGCCAGACCACCACCTCCATCGACGACGACGCCACGCCCGCCCAGGTCGAGGCTGCTCTCGTGGCGCTCTCGACCATCGGCGTGGACGACGTGGTGGTCACCGGCACGTCCGCCCCGGTCGACATGACCGTCACGTTCCGGGCCGCCCTCGCCGGCACCCCGCTGCTGCTCACGGCCACGCCCACCGGCGGCACGGGCACCATCACGATCGCCTCGGTCGACCAGACCCTCCTGATCCCCGACATCTACAGCGACTGGGTGGTCGCCGCTGCGGCCGCCAAGCTCGCCGTGCGGACCAACAACCTGGAGCGCCTGGGCATCCTCAAGGACGAGTACAAGAACTGGCTGTCCGTGGCCCAGGACAACGTGCGGCGCCAGGGCGGGACACCCCGCCAGCGCATGACCCGATCGAGTGTCTGGCCTGACTCAGAACTGATCCTCTGATGGCTGTCCACACCTACGCCGACTTCTCGGGCGGGTGGTACGGAACGCTCGACCCTGCCAAAGTGACGGACAATATGTTCGATTCCCGGAACATGGTCCTGTACCGGGACGGCGCTGTCGGTCCTCGCCCCGGCCTGCGAGAGTTCAACCTGGGCCGGATCATCAGCTCCACCATCCACGCCATCGACACCCGCCGGGACATCACCCAGCCCTCCGACACGGGCGTCCTCTACATGGAGGGCACCAACTTCTGGGGCGTGCTCGACGACAACGTGGGCGCCAACGTGGCGTCCCCGCCGACCGTGATCAACGACGCCCTCGTCGAACCGCCGGCCGGGTTCCCCGCCACCATGTGGCACAAGTCGAACTTCCGCACGTTCATCCACGTCCCCAGCAACGGCGGCCTGTGGCGCTACCAGCAGGGCCAGCTCACGGGCATGGACCTGTCGTCCGGTTCCCGAGTCGGCACGTCCTCTGGCGTCCGCATCCTCCGGGACGAGGACGGCACCGCCAACCTCTTCTACTCGGACGCTGCCGACCCGACCACCTGGGACCCGCTGAACTTCATCGCCATCGTCGAGGACCCGGGCGCCGCCATCGTCAACATCAGCGAGCTGAACAACTACGTCGTCATCGTCCTCGACTACGGCGGCTGGTTCATGCTCTCGGGCGTGCCGGGCGTGAACGACGTGCTGCGCCAGGTCTACCAGGACCTTGTGTCGCCGGCCCCCTGGGGGATGCACGCATTCGTCACGACCTCCTCCAATGAGCTGTATGCGCTCTCGCCGGACAACGACTATCCGGTCATGTTCAACGGCACCAAGCTGGAGAAGCTGCAGTACATGCCGATGGATCCGACCGATCCGCAAGCGTCGTATTCGTCCGACATCGACGTGGTGCATACCGCAGTAACGGCCATCCACTCGGCGGACACGGATTCGCCATGCTTCATCCTCCCCGGCAGCGACAAGATGCTGACGAGGACGAACGGCGCCTGGGGCCTCCACACCTTCCCGGCCAATGTTGTCTCGCATGCCTGGACCTCGAACGGCGGCCGGATCTTCGGCGCCTCGGCGGTTGACTACGAGTACCCCGACATGAGCGTCCAGGTCGTGACGCTGGGCGGCTCGGGGCTCACCTCGTTCACCCTGACCTTCGACGGCCAGACCACCACGTCGCTCGACGACCTGGAGACCGCTGCCAACGTCGAGGCTGCGCTCGAAGCTCTCTCGTCGATCCCGACCGGCGAGGTGGACGTGGCAGGCTCGAACGGCGGCCCGTACACCGTCACGTTCAGCGGCACGCTGGCCGACACATCGGCGGCGCTCACTGGCACCCCGACCGGCGGCACTGGCACGACCACCATCACGATCGGCGGCAAGGAGATCAGCGGCGACTACGCCAACGGGCAGATCGGCCTCGTCACCGACTTCACCCTCAACCGCCCTGCCTTCACCAGCGACACGCACGCCCAGCCCGGCGACCTCACGGACGTGCCGGTGGATGCCTGGTTCCGCCTGCCCGAGAAGTGGAGCGAGAGCAGCGACCCGATCACGGTCAACGAGGTGGTCATCGACCTCGTGCACTACGACACGGGCGCTGCCGAGGACAACAACATCACGATCACGGTCGAGTCCCTGGCTCGTGGCGACGAGGTGACGGACGGGACCCAGACGCAGACCTGGAGCATCCCGACCGCTGACAGCGACACGGATGGCGTCGAGGCCCGCATCCGGCGCTCGTTCGGCAACCAGTCGGCCGGCGCCGGCTACCGGGTCACGCTCTCCGAGATCCGTGGCGTCAAGATCCGAGAGATTGTGGTCGTCGACAACGAAGAGAACCGCAACTACAGGTCGTTCTGATGGCGCTCCCCACCCGAAACCTGCCCTTCGAGTACACCCAGCGGTGGACCGAGGTCGGCCCGCTTCTGGTCCCGACCGCCACGGCCGAGACCCTCAACCTTCTGAATAAGAGGGACAAGGATCTCGAAGATTACCTGGCTGGGCTGTCGTTTGGCGGGTCGAAGATTTACTGCGCTACGGTGTACGACAACCTCTCCAATGGGGAATCTCTGTCGGTGGATCTCGACGTGCCACTGACTGCCCGCTCGACAGTCAACATCCAGATCATCTGGGAGATGTCGACCTCCATCGGTGACCTCGCATGGGAGATCGACGCCACGACCGTGAACAGCCCGGTCCCCCTCTACAACTTCCTGAGCCCCTGGCACGCTGGCATCACCACGGCCGTGACCAGGGACGCCACGTTCAACGTCGAGGCGTTTATGAACGGCTACAGCGGCGATGGAGCCTCTTCCGGGCCCTGCCGCATCGACATCGTGGCCATCGTGGGTGACAACACAGAGGACGATTGCGTCCAGCTCGGTGGAGGGTGAGGTAGACTAGGGCTATGGCTTTCGGTTACGATCCGACTGTCTCAGCGTACCTCCGTGCGATGGGCGTCGATGAGCAGAACATCTACGCCGGCAACCGCCAGCAGATCAACTTCGCCGAGCGCCAGTACGCCCGGCAGATCCCCATGTGGGAGGAGAAGTCCCGGGCCGCCGTCCAGGGCGTCTACGACGACGCCGAGAGCCGGGGCGTCTACCGCTCTGGCGCCACGCTCCGCAACGCAGCCCGGGCCCGCTCGAACGTGGCGATGGAGCAGGGCGAGGCACGGGCCAGCGCCGCCGACCAGACCCTCGCCTACGGCCTCGATGCCGCCCGCCAGATCGCCGAGATGCGCCGCAAGGCCACCGAGCAGGCGCTCGCCGGCCGGGCCAGCGCCGCCACCTCCGCAGCACAGGCACGATACGGTGGCTGACGCCTTCGCAGGCGCCGAGGGCGCTGTCAACCAGGACAAGATGGCCGCACTCAACACCCTCGCCACGTTCGGGCGCCAGGGCATGGAGCAGGCCGTCCTCAACAAGCAGCGGGCGAGCGAGGCCCAGACCGGGCTGGCCACCGCCAATGCCACCCAGCCCTACGCCACGACCATGAACGCCGGCATGAAGTCCGGCCGCCAGAATCTCAACCAGGCCCAGATGGACGCCCTCGCCAACATCGGGGCAGCCGGCGCCCAGGCGTACAGGCAGGACGCCGCCGACGCCGCCACTTTCCTGGGCTCCGAGCAGAACATGGCCAACAAGGTCAACGCCAACTTCTACGGGCAGGTCCAGCAGGCCGTGCCCGGGATGCGGGCCAACGCCGCCCAGGTCGCCGACGAGTACCGGGCCGCCTACGAGCAGCGCCAGGCCGACTTCGCCGCTGCCCAGGAGGAGCAGGCGCTGCGCCGGCAGGAGGCCGCCCTGCAGCTCCAGATCATACAGCAGGAGGCTGACCAGCGCCGGGCCGCCTTCCTCGCCTCGCCCGAGGGCCAGGCCATCGCTGAGGCGCTCCGTGCCGCCGGCATGTCCGGTGGGATGCCCGCTGGCCGCCGTGGCGTCCGCCCGACCGCTCCCCGCAACGCTGGCATGGGGTTCCGGCTCTGATGGCTGGCGAACCCGCACCCCGGGCCTCCGTCCAGGCCGCCGTGATGAAGTCCGCTGCAGGTGCGGCGGCGCAGGCGCCCGCCTCGATGGCCAACCAGTTCCAGACCAACGCCATCGCCTCCGACCTGTCGGTCATGGCGGACCAGGCCGGCTCGTACGCCCGCCGCACTGCCGAGGGCAACCAGGAGCAGATGGCGAACCGGGCCGCCGCTCAGGGCCGGCTGGCGCAGGAGGCTGCCCAGGCGGCGCAGGAGCGGGCTAACAGCCTGGAGATGCAGCGCATGGCGCTGGCCGAGCAGAAGCTCCGCTCCCAGATCAGCGCCCAGGAATCCCAGATGGACCTGGCCATGTCCAAGGCCGGCGCCAGCGCCGAGGACGATGCCGCCAAGTACGATGCCCGCAAGAGCGCCGTGCTCGGTCACGCCGCCCGGAACCGGGACGGCAACTTCCTCTCTGACCTCAACATGGTGGTCAAGGCGTCCGGCACGTACAAGGACGCCGTGGACCTGCTGGACAACCTCGACAGGACTGGCCAGCTCAGCGGCACCTCCAACCTGCCGGCGATGCGAGCCTACCTGCGGCAAATCTTCAAGAACGCTGCCCGAGGCAAGGAGCCCGATCTCCGGGCGCTCGGCAGCCCGACGCTGCCCCGCAGCCCGTACCGTGGCGGCGCAGCGCAGGCCAAGGCCACGGGCGGGAAGTCGACTGCCACGGCGAGCGGGATGGATCCGGCCTTCGCTCGGCAGGTGGCCACGCTCGTGGCGCAGGGCGTCCCGTACCAGGAGGCCGTGCTTCGGGTCCGTAGCGGGATCTGACCGTGGCACTCACCCCGTCACAGATCCTCGCCGTGAACAGCGGCGGCGCTGCCGGTGACTCGTCCATCAGCGGGCTCCTGGCCGCCAACCGGTCCAAGCAGGACCGCCTCGCCACCGAGCTGGCCAAGGAAGGCTCGGGCGAGGAGGACAAGTCGTTCTGGGACAAGGCCAAGGGCGCCGTGGGCAGTGTGTTCGGCGATGTCGTCCAGCCCATCGGCAGCGCCCTCGACTACGGTCGGGCCGCCCTCGTGGCCGGCGCTGCCGAGGCTGGGGACGTGCTGCGCCAGGCCGCCGGCAAGGAGACCTTCGGCACCAAGGGCGGCGCCTCCTGGGAGGACGTGAAGCGCAACATCAACCGCCGGGTTGGCGTGGGCGATCTCCTCCAGGAGAACACCGCCACCCAGAACCTGCCCATGAACGTCAAGCGGGCCATCGCTTTCGCTGGTGACACTGCCGCCGACCCACTCAACCTCGTGGGCACCGGCACGAACGTCGCCGCCAAGGCCGCCATCGGCAAGGTCAGCCGGGAAGCCGGCGAGGACGTGGCCCGCATCCTCGTGACCCAGGGCGAGAAGGCCGCTGACGAGGCCATCGCCGCTGCTGCCGCCAAGGCCGCCGCCGAGAAGATCGGGCCCGCCCCGCTCACTGCCACCGAGCGGTTCCAGAACGCCGCCAAGGCGCTCCGCAACAAGGAAGCCGGCATCACCACGCTGGAGCCGGCCGCCAAGGTCGCCGAGGTGGCGCCGCCCAAGACCGTGCGCTCGATCCTCGCCGACGCTGGCGTCACCGGTGACGCTGCCGAGAAGGCGCTCAAGAACGTGGAGCGCACGGGCCAGGGCGGACTCCGTGTCGCCGGCCGGACCGTGGCCGGCACCGAGGACCTCGCCAAGATCCCGGGCTGGCAGGCAGCCGGCGACATCAAGCGGGCGGCCGGCGAGTCCGTGCGGCTCAGCGGCCCGGGCAAGGCGGTGCGAGAGGCGCTTGTCCCGATGGCCAGGGTCAGGGACAAGTTTGACGACGAGATCGCCAAGGCGCTGCCCGCCATCTACCACGCCCGCTCACACCAGATCGCCAAGACCACGAACGAGCTGGACAAGGCGCTCGCCGAGGCCGGCGCCAGGAACGTCAAGCCCGAAGAGGCCACCCGAATGTTCGCTGCCCTCGACGTGGGTGGCGACACGGCCACGGCCATCAACCTGCTCAACGACGAGGGCCTGACCGATGCTGCCAACACGCTCGGCGTGCTGGCCGAGGCCAGGGACCGGGCGTACCAGACGCTCCGGGAGGCGGGCGTCCCGGCCGAGGACCTGATGGACCCCCAGGAGTACATCCGGCACGCCCTCTCGCCCGAGGGCCTGGAGCACTTCGGCATCGACCCGGCCGCCATGCGTCACGCCCCCGGCACCCCGAGCGGCTCGTTCAAGCAGAGGGTCCGAGAGGGCGCAGCGGTCGACCAGAACACCGAGCTGGGCTTCGACGCCTACAAGACCGACCCCATCGCCGCCGTGCGTGGCTCGTTCGAGCACGCCCAGGCCGTGGGCGGCAACAAGCTCGCCTTCGACCTGCTCGATGACCTGGCCGCCAAGGTCGGCCGCAGCGACATCACCCGCACGTCGGCCAAGGAGGGCTTCACCAAGATCGCCCCGGACGCCTACATCGCCGACGACATCTACGACTCGATCATCAACGTCCGCAAGGCCGGCGCTAACAACAGCATCGTCAAGGGCTGGGACGCCCTCACCGGCATCCTCAAGCGGTACACCCTCTTCGGCCCCATCGCCTTCGGCCCGTACTTCATGCAGAACATGGCGACCGGCGTGACCATGAACGCCGCCCGTGGCGTCGGGCCGGCGCACTACGCCCTCAACCTCAAGATTATGAAGGCCATCAAGGAGGCCGAGCAGGCTGGCGTCAAGGGCTTCACCGTCAAGGGCGCCGACCACTTCGACGAGGCGCTCCGGGCCGCCCTGCCCGACCCCGAAGAGTACCGCCGGGCCAAGGCCGCCTGGGACAACGGGCTCGTCGACCCCGGCAACGGCACGTACGACGACCTGGCCACCAGTGCCAAGGGCAAGTACAACATCACCGCCCCGACCGTCAAGGTCAACGCCTTCGGCGAGGAGATGCTGCGGGGCTCCCTCTTCCAGAAGGCGATGGACGACGGGCTCACCGCCAGCGAGGCCGCCGACCTCGTGCACAAGACGCACCTCGACTACTCGGCCGTGGGCAAGACCGCCTTCGAGCGCAACGCCATCAACCGGTTTATCTTCTTCCCGACCTGGCTGCTCCGGGCGCCCCGGGCCATCATCTCCACGTACGCCGGCAAGCCCGGGCTGGCGATGGCCCAGATGCGGCTGGAGCAGGGCACGCAGTGGTACGACCGGGAGCGCAACGAGTACGGCGACGTGCTCGGCCAGCGCCTGTCCGGCCCCATGTCCTTCCTCACCGGGCTCGGCCAGGGCCAGGCGCCCGGCTCGGTCGGCGAGATCCTGAACCCGATGGCCAAGGCGATCATCGACCCCAGCTCGGTCCGGGAGGTCTCGGACATCATCACCCCGCTCTCGCAGGTGAAGCGGGCCAGCGATGTCATCGAGGACCCCACTGACCGGGCCCGCTACGCCATGTCCCTGGGCGGCGTCCGCACGGGCGTCGACTACAGCGGCGAGAGCGCCGTCGAGGACCTCCAGAAGCGCATCGCCGAGCGAGAGGCACTGGGCGGCGAGGCCACCCCGAGCCAGACCCTGGCCATGCGAGCCATCCCCATCCTCGGCCCCCAGGCTGCCGGCATGTCGACCCGTGACCTCGTGATCGGGCTGACCGACGCTGGTGTCAAGGCCGCCGACGTGCGCCGCATCCTGGAGGCGCCCTACAAGAGCATCGAGCGCCAACCCCTCAACCCCAAGGTGTCGGGCTCCGACCTCGACCAGATGCTGGAGAGCGGCATGAACCCAGACGACATCCGTGACCTACTGGTGAACGGCTGATGCCCTGGCACATCGAGAAGGATGGCGACCAGTACGAGGTCGTGAAGGACAGCGACGGCAAGGTCGTCGGCAAGCACCCGTCCAAGGACAAGGCCAAGCGGCACCTCGCCGCACTCTACGCCAGCGAGAGGAAGCGATGAGCGAGACCTTCTACCCGTGGTTCTGGGCGGTCTGGGCGCTGGCCGGTGTGATCGTCGAGGGCGCCGCACTCTACGGCAAGCGCCACGAGCAAGACACGCTGAGCCGGAACGTCCAGTGGATCGTGTTGCGTGGCCCGGCGTGGAAGCGCATCACCGCTGCGCTATGGGTCGGCTTCGCCGTCTGGTTCGTGCCTCACATCTGGATGTAGTGGACCTGCGGGGAATCGAACCCCGTTCCTGCGGCGGGCCCACGTGGGGATTTCACCGCAGTCGAAACCGGTCAGGCCCAATCAGAGCCTAGCACGTGGGCCTTGCTCGTGTTGAACAGACGCAACTGGCCGTAGTGCTCCCGCTGCGGCTCACCCTCGCAGCAACTGTTCTTGGCCCCGCAGTACGGACAGCGCCACCGACAACGGTTCGGCTCGAACGTCTGCTCACAGCTCCAGCACTCGATCACGGATCCAGTCTACCGGAACAGGTCATCAAGCGCCTCTTCGATCAGAGCGTCGAGCCAGTCGAAGAACCGGCGGATCACGACAGCACCGCCAGCCCAAGCAGGAGCACGTTGTTGACGATCACCAGTCCGTAGATGGCGCCGGCGATCTTGACCGGCGACTGGCACACGTAGAACAGGGCGACGACCGCCAGCTTGAAGGCGAGCAGCGCAGCGCAGCCCCATGCCAACCCGACACCGCCGAACAGATGGGCCACGATCGGGTTGCCTTCGGCCCGCCCCACGGCGAACCACCGGAGGATCGTGAACGTGGTCAGCACGTCGAGCACCTGCAGCACGGCGAGCACGACGTAGGGCACGGTGGAGGTGCGGACCGCTGCCCGCTGGGGGAGAATGGCTATCATGTCTCGTCCACCTCGTTGTGCTCGTAGTAGATCATGGCGAGCGCCATTGCGTGCTGCTCGTCGGGCGTCGGCCACCGGCCGGTCTGCTCGTTGACGTAGACCGAGGCATGGTAGACAATGCCGGCGAGGCGGATCAGAGCCGACCTCTCCCAACGGGCACGCCGCTCGGCCTGCTGCTCTGGTGTGCGCTGTTCTTCGATCTGGGAGAGGAGGGTGGGAACCGTGAGCTGCTCTCGGATGGCCGGCAGATAGGTGTCGGCGAGCACCTTGCTGATTGCGTCAATCCTCACAGCCCCACCTCTGGCCAGAAGTCAGAGATCAGGAACCCCGACAGATGGTCGCACTCGTGCTGCCAGATGCGAGCCTCAAGGCCGTGCGCCTCGAAGTTGACCGGCACCCACCCATCGACCAGGAACCCGCTCACCTGGCAGCGCACGAACCGCTCAACGGCGAACCCACGCCTGGGCAGCGACAGGCAGCCCTCGACCTGGGTGATGATCCGGTCGTTCTTATCAACGGTGCAGATCGGATTGGCTATCATGTCGCCGGTCTTGGTGGCCACGAGCGCCACGGACCGGCCGACCTGGGGCGCTGCCAGGGCCAGGCGGTTGGCGCCCGAGCGACAGTAGCCCACCATGTCCTTGGCCAGCGGGAGGAACGAGGGCGCCTCTTCCTCGGTGATGGCACGGGCCTTGCGATGCAGAGCCGGGTGCTTGCGGTCAACGAGCTTGAGCATCAGTTCTCCGTTCGTGCGGGAGGGAACACGGTCAGACGCCTCGGACATCCACGCCATCGAGGCGCCGGCCCGAGCGGGAGTACGAGCCGCAGTCGTTGCACTGCCACTGCTGGAACGTCGACACCTTGGTGCGGGCCACGCCACGCTTCTGGAGGTTGGTCGAGCCGCACGACGGGCAGGCATGGGACACGCCGGCCACGAGGTTCACGGACGGGTGGCTCTTGATCCACGGCAGCAGTTTCTCGTAGAGCGCCTCGGTCAGCCGCACGTCCTGGATGTTGTACGCCTTCATCCTGGCCCACGCCTTGGGGTCGCCGTCGAGGCACGACTTCCACAGGTCGAGGCCCTCGTGCTCGGCCTTCTCGCCGATCTCCAGGCGCTTGGCCACCTCGTCGAGCTTGTTCGACATGAACTTGAACTGCGAGCGCACCGTGCGCCACAGGTCGATCTGGGCGTAGGGCGAGGGCGGGGTCTTGCCTCGGAGCAGGAACTCCGTGTTGATATGCGGGATGTCGAACGAGGTGCCGTTGTAGTGGATCACGGCGTCCGCCTCATCGAGCAGGTCCCAGAGCGGGTCGGGCCAGTACCACTCGCCGTGATGGAACTCGGAGTAGAAGTGGACCTTCTTCTCGCCCAGCCACTTGGCGGCGAAACACAGGACCCGCTTGTCCTGGATGATCTGCCCGGGGTTGATATGTTGCTTGTGGATTCCCCACGTGTAGACGATTGCAGGGGCAGTCTCGATGTCGAGCACGAGGATCTTCAAGGACCCGTCCTTCGCTGGGGGGATACTGAATGAAGTGTATCAGGCGTCGGGCAGGCGGTTCTGGGCAGCCAGGATGCTGGCCTCCAGCTCGTGCCGCACCTCGGCGGCCGTGGCCTTGGCCTCGGCGAGTCCGTCCTCTAGCCGGGCCCCTTGCTTCTCCAGGCGGTTGATGGCATCACGCAGGCTCGACCCGCCGTTCGTGGTCAGCTCGGCCCGAACGGATTCGAGGAGCGGGCTCACCTCGGCGTTGATGACCTCACGTAGCGACTCTCGCACAGGCTGGTGGATCAGGCGGTCCCAGACCCACTTGAACGGGCCGGCACCAGTGATGATCTTGAGGGCGGTGAGCATGGCCGCAACAGCGACCAGGGCCCCAGCGTACTGCTGGAGCAGCTCAATGGTAGCATCCATTCAACAGATCAGATCGGTCCGTTCGCCTGGCCCGCAGCAACGCCCTCTCGGAACCCGGTGGCGGCGGCCTCGGCCTCCGCAGCGGTTGCCCGGATGGTGGGGGTCACGAACTGGCGCACGACGACGCCGACGAGGATGGCGCCGAGCGACTTCCAGTTGGTCACGTCGCCCTCGGCGACAGCGATGCCGGCGGCACTGATGAGGCCAGCTACGACAGCGGGGTTGAACTTGATGGCGTTGGCGAGAGAGGCCATGCGTCTAGTGTACCATCAGCCACTTCGGTGTGACGACCATCACGTCGAACGCATCGAGGCCGAGCGCACCCAGGATCTCGTCCCGGTCACAACGCTCTTTGCACCCGAAGCGGAAGTCGCCGCCCTCGTCCGTCCAGTAGAGGTGGCCACGGCCCTTGCACACGGGGCAGGCGCAGGAGCCGAACTTCGACTCCCACACCCACTCCCGCTCACGCAGTCGATCTGCGTTGGCCAGCGCCTGGAAGAACCGTTCGAGGGGCGACAGGTCCTCCCAGGCGCTGGACGAGCACAGCACCGGCTCAGTACGCCTCGTCGTCCTCGACGATCTCGGCGACCTCGACCACGGGCGCAGCGCCCACGGCCGGCGGGGTGACGATGGACAGCACCTTGATGGTGTTGTCGACGTTCTCCTGGTTCTTGCCCCAGTTGCGATGGCCGACCGAGGCGACGATCTCGATGCCCACGAGGGCGTCGGCGATCTGCTGGATGGTCTCGGTCTCGCCGAGCCACTCGTCGGAGAAGCCCCACTCACGGAGCTGGCGGAACGAGATCGGCGCCGCCTTGTCCGAGAAGTTGAGGTTGACCCAGGACGATGCGTCCTTGGCCTCGTCGTCATCGGGCAGGGGCGAGCCGTCCTCCTCGGCGATGACCTTGAACTGGACACCGAGGCGGGGGGCGCCGCTGGTCTTGGCCTCGCCGGCGTTGGCACGCTGGATCTTGAGCCGGAAGTCGCCGTCCGGGATCACGTCCGAGAACGCACCGTCATCCTTGGCCTTCTTGTAGAGCGCCCCGAGAGAGGTGCTTCCCATGATGGTATTCCCTTCGTGTGGTTTGTGCTGAGAAAGTGTAGCAGGCGGCGGGCGGTGATGGATTCCGTCGACCCTTGCGTCCCTGGCATCCCCAGGGAACCGCCTGCTTCGTGACGCATCGGGACCCCGCCGTGTCAGACCGGCAGCGTACCCGGGCGCCAGGATCAGGCCGAGGTGAGAACCTTCGGCCGGCCAACGGGACGCAGGGTCCCGCCATTGCGTACGACGATCGCCCGGATCGTGCCGGCGCTGACGCCGTACGCCTCGGTCAGAGCGGAGAGCGAGCCTCCATTGGCGTAGTCAGCCACGAGGCGTGTCTCCTGCTTGGGGGTGAGCTTGCGGGGAGCAGCCATCTATTCACCTCCTCCGTGTGCCAGGGGCTCGGGCTTGACACCCGGGCCGAGGGCAGGGGGAGAAGCAGCGGCCAGAGCGATGTCCTCGAACGTGAGGCCCTCGAACTCCAGCCGGGGCACAGCGAACTGGTGGCCAGGGGTCGCCATCTGGTCGACCTTGAGGATGGCCCTGACCGGCACGTTCTGCGCCAGCACGGGCTCGATGATGGCGATGGCCGCCGGCAGCTCGGCCGCAGCGATCTCGCTGTGCGTGGTGAGCATCCCGACGCCCACGATGGGCACCTCGGGGCAGGCGAACGTGAGCCGGGACGTGGGCTTGCACTCCCGCTCGGCGATCGGCAGGTCCGCCCCGCAGGCGCACGGCGAGCCATCGGTCATGGTCACCGAGTCGCAGCGCCGGGTGCAGCCGGCCGAGCCCCACAGCTCCATGTTCTGCACGAGAGGCTTGCCAGGGAGCAGCGTGATGGGCAGCCGGGTGATCGGCATGAGCACCTCGTGCTGGTCCTCCCACCGCTTGGGCCGGCCGCCGTACACCGAGGCGAAGGCGTCCACGACCTTGCGATTCGGGGACGTGACCCGCATCTCGTTGACGAGGCGCTTGGGGTCATTGCCGTCCCGCTGCCCGAGGCGCAGACGGAACAGGGAAGCGTGGCGCTGCTGGATCTGGAGGATGGTCAATCCTGCACCTCGTTGTGCACTGTTTCCTTCATGCTGACAGTATACCAGGAATGTTCATCACGTTCTTGGACTCCTCGACCGCCCAGTACGCCACCTTCGCAGCGTGTGTGAACACCTCGAACTCGTCGAAGCCGCAGCGGTACGGGATGAGCGTGGTCGTGCCGAAGTCCACGTGCAGCACGCCGCCGCCCTGGGTCTCGGGCACGGCCACGTTCTCGCCATCGGGCAGGCCGATGAACTCACCGAACCGGTAGGCAGCGAGCTGGAGAGCGGTCTCTGGCCAGGCGTTCTTGCCAGTCTTGTAGTCGAGCAGGAACCGGGCGCCGCCGTACGCACCGACCGTGGCGATCAGGTCGGCCGTGCCGGCGTAGCGGTGCGCCTTGTTGTAGACCGTGCACTCGGCGACCTCGGCCTCGATGCCGTACTTCTCGAAGGCCCGCATGATGCCGATGCACTCCTGCTCCAGCCCCTTGGGCGGATCGGGCTCGGTGCCCAGGACCCACTGCTCAGCCCAGTCGTGGATGAGCGTGCCACGGTCGGCGCTCGCTTCCTTGACCCTGGTGTGCTCGCCCTTCCAGTACACGTCGTGGTCGACCTCGACCTCGACCGGCTGCCCCTTGCGGATGCGCTGGACCTTGCGCTTGGGCGGGAGCTTGCCGTTCTTGAGCGTGTAGTCGAGACACTGCTGGGCCTTCTCGGCGGTGAGCTTGACGGCCCACGGCACGAGCGCCGGCTTGGACAGGGCCTTGTCGAGCACGTTCGTGACAGACAGGTACCGCTCGCCATCACGCTCGTAGTAGCGGCCGTCCTCCGTGGCGACAGATCCGAGAGGGCTGGTCATCCGGCGTCATCTTCCTTCCGGGCCGCAGCCCAATCCGTCACTACCTTGTCGGCAGCCCTGGCGGCTGCGAGGCGCACGCTGAACGGTGGCGCAGTGCCGAACACGGCGGCCACTGCGTCGTGGATGCGAAGCACCCTCTCGTTGTACGGCAGAACGCTATGCATGATCCATCATCTCCATCGGGTAGTGGTCGGTCAGCGTGCAGACCAGTATGCGTGCAGCATCGGCAGCGTGGCCGCCGGTCCGCAACCCGAACCCGGGCCACCATCCCAGAGACTGGAGCAGCTCGTCACTGATCCGGCGCTTGGACACGGCCGGCGTGTAGCGGTAGAAGGGGATCTTCCGGCGCCACGCCTCGTACTCGATCGCCCCGTTCACGTAGACGACGGTGGCGTGCTCGTCCTTGATCGGCTGCCGGATGACGAACTGCTCGTAGGCGAGAGCGTCTAGTCGGCCGACTCGGGAGAGTAGCTCAAACGCTGCCTCTCGACCTCGGCACTGTCCGAGGACAAGGCTGCCTCCGTCATAGAGGGCGGTGCCACTCGTGTTGCCGGCGTCGAAGGCGAGGATGCGGAGGCCCTCGCCTCCAGCACCTCGGCCTTCTGCAGCAGGGTCTGGGCTTCGGTCCGCATCTTCCTTGCTCGGAACCGCAACTGATCCGGGGAATGCCTGGGGTCCACGTCGATCTCTCTTCTCGGTCATGCCTGGACCTCTAGTCTACGCTGTTGCGTCACGATCCGGTGGCAGTTGGCGCAGCGCACCTCGCACTTTCGCAGCTCTTTGAGACTCGCACTGACCGACCCTGTTGACATCATCAGCCGTGACTTTGGCTGAACGTGATCGAACTCCAGAGCGTCAGCGTTCTCTCGGTATCCACAGTCAACGCAGCCGCTCAGCAGCTTGTAAATGGTGAGGAAGGCCCGTAGTTCCTTGTAGCGGCGCTTGTTGTTCTTCGCCTGGAGGGCCTTCACCTTCTCAGGGAATCGTTGCTGATACCTGCGAGTGTACTCAACCTGCGTCTGTGGGCCGCACGAGTCACAGTAACTTCGCCCCCTGCCAGCCGGTTTCGGCCCACCGCACCCCCTGCACGGCTTCTGCGCCCAGCCCTGCGGTGTCATGCTACGTCACCCCAGTTGGCTCCGGGACCGGTTGAGTGTGCGGCGAAGTGGACCCCACGGAAGGTGGTCTCCATACACGAACGGATGATTTCAGCTTGGGCTGCGCCTTCGGGGCCTGGTGGCAGAGCCACGAGAAGCTCGTCATGGATCACAAGACGAATCGTGTGCGCCAGCCCGGCCTCGTCTACTCGGAGGATGGCTGCCTTGACCAAATCTGCGCCACCGCCCTGCATGATGTAGTTTGTCAGAGCGTAGATCCGGCTCTTGGGCACAGCAACCATGCGCCCGCCAGCGGTGCGAGCCCAGGCCATGCCGTCCTCTTCGAGCCGGCGCCGACCCGTGGCGATCACGTCCTCCATGAACCCGGCGATGGCGGGGTACGCCTTGGCGACAGCCTTCTCGAACTGGCCGGGCTCGGCATGAGCGGTCAACGCCAGCCGGTGCTGGGCCGCCCCGTAGCAGTAGGCGTAGAAGGCGTTCTTGGCCCAGCCTCGCTGCTCCGGGCGGTAGTCCTCGCCGAACAGGGCCGTGGCGATGTTGCCGTGGATGTCGCCGCCGTTGAGCACGGTGTCGGTGAACTCAGCATCGCCCACGTACGCAGCGAGGAGTCGAGCCTCCTGCCCCGTGAAGTCGATCGCCCACATCTCGGTGTCCGGGTCCGCCTTGAGGCAGGCCCGCACCTCGGGCCCCTTCGGCAGTTGCTGGAGCGGCGGCGAGTCAATCGCCATCCGTCCGGTGGCCGCCCGCAGCGAGGAGATGTTGCAGTGCAGGTGGCCACCGGACTCGATCATGGGCTGGACGTACGACTTCGACCACTTCGTCACCCGCCGCCAACGCAGCACGAGCGAAGCGACCTCGTGGTCGAGCCCCTCCAGCACGGCCCGGTTCACGGACGGCTTGCCGGTCTCGGTCAGCTCGTCCGGCTCCCAGCCGTCGTTCATCAGGGCAGCGGCGATCTGGGCCGAGGAGCCAGGCTTCTCGATCTGGTGGGCCCGGAGCTTATCCTCGATCTCGCTGGCCTCGTCCGCCCACTTCTCGATCAGGCCACGGGCGCAGGCCATGTCGACCGGGATGCCACGCTCGGCGACCTCGGCCATGAGCCGGGCGACTCGCAGTTCTCGGTCGTACTGCTCACGCACGCCACGATCGTTCGGCTTGCCTTGCCCGAGCAGGTGCTCCATGTCGTTCCAGATCCGGGCCGTCAGGCAGCAGTCGAACGCAGCATAGCCCCAGTAGGCAGGGTGGTCCACGGGCACGGTCGACCAGTCCCACCGGTTCTTGCGCTTGACCTGATCCAGCCACTTCTCGCCGGCCCGGGCGCCGGGGCCGTAGAGCTGGCCGGCTACCGACTTGAGCCCGTGGTAGTCGAGCGGGTGAGTGAGGTGGTGCAGGATGTAGGTGTCGTCCCACTGTGGGCCCGTGTCGAACCCGGCTTGCTTGAGGAATGCCTCGTCGAAGCGGCTGTTGTGGCCGACGAGCCGGCCGGCGAACACGATCAGGGCGTCCTGGATGCAGGTACGTGTGTCCCTCGTGTACGGGATGGCCCACCCGGTGTTCTCGTCGCCGAACTGGACGAGCCGGATGCGGTCACGCTTCGAGCCGTAGGGCTGCAGGCCGGTGGTCTCGATGTCGCACGCCACCGTGCCCTCGGGCTCCCACGCAGCGAAGGCGGCGAAGATCTCTGGGTCGTCGAGGAAGTGGAGCTGGATCTCTTCGAGGGGTAGTCTCACTGAGACCAGCCTAGTCCGTGTACTCGACGGTGGGCGGCGCCACGACCATCATCTCCGGGCCGGCGTCCGTGTCGGGGCGTGGGCCCTTGAACCTCGGGGTGAGCATGTCGTTGATGGACAAATGCACCTCGTCCTCTGGCTCCTCGGGCAGCTTGCCGTCGTCCCGCATCTCCTGGTACGCCACGGCGAGCAGGCGCCACGCAGCGTGCACGAACTTGTGTGTCCCGCTGTCCTCGTCGTACCGCTCCCGGCTCGGATCGAGGTGGCGGTACGCAGCAGCGAGGTGGGAGGTGTCGACCTTCCACGATGGCTTCTCGCCCCGGTCTCGCTTGGCGGCGCCGTCACCGGTCGGCCCTTCGAGCAGGGTGAGGAAGGTGCCGAGCACCTCGTTCTGTTCA